CGATAAGGAGATAACTCATGTGGAAATACACCCCTACCGGCGCAACGATCCGCGACGACCAAGCCTGGACGGACGTTGACGGCATCCAGCATCCGGCGAACTGGTACGTCTGGTCACTCGAACGCAAGACCGAGATGGGCCTTGTCGAGATCGTACCCGAAACGTCACCCGACAGCCGCCTGTATCACTGGGGCCAGAATCCCGACGGCACGATCACCAAGACGGCGAAAGCCTTGGACGACGTGGCAACAGAAGACTCAGAGCGTCCTACTCGCGGCGTGAAGTTTACGCAGGTCGCACTTGTGAAAACGCAGCAAGGCTCCATCCTGGCGCAGACCGATTGGGCTTACACACGCTTCGCAGATATTGGCGTTGCGGTGCCAGCAGAGATTAAGACTTACCGTGATGCAGTACGCGCTGCGGCTGCGGCACAGGTCGCAGCGATCAACGGAGCGACGACAATCGAAGAAATGGCAACCGTTCTCGCATCCGAAGTTATGCAATGGCCAATTGGACCTTCAGCGAACTCTGCGTAAAAGAGATCGACGCGTCTGGAATAGTGAATACCGCCAGGTGATAGACGGCGAATAAAATGATTTCGGTCGGCAATGCCGATGATGCCTATGACACTGTTGGTGGAATTGAGATATAAGGCCTTAAATATTATGAGATACCGTAGCCTTATCATTATTGGCATTTGTCTAGTCTTAGCTAATTCAGCATTATCACAAACATCATCTGATATTGCGGACTGGTTTCGTTCACTAAGAACGCCAAATGACATTGGTAATCTTCCAGCTGGCATATCTTGTTGTGATCAGTCAGACTGTAAACAACGTCAAATGCGATATCGAAATGATACTCTTGAAGCATATATAGAAGAAATCAATGACTGGCGTGTAGTTCCGGATGAAGCACGTATTACCGATTCAGAAGTACTTCGAAATAATCCATTCTTTCAAGCAGTTGTTTGCTTTATCCCTGTTCGTGGTGTTATTTGTTACGTGCCAGGTAATGCGGGTGGTTAATACAATATAGTATCTGCACAAACAACATAGTTATTATACCGCAATATGAAGCATCTGTCAAGTATAAATAGTCTCGTAATCAAACGAGGGTAATATGGCAATCACAGCATCACGGCAACAATTTATCGATTATTGCTTGCGTAGACTTGGATACCCAGTAATCGACATAAACGTAGACCCAGAACAAATATCAGATCGTGTTGATGATGCCCTACTAAAATATAGGGATTATCATTATGATGGCACTGAGCATGTATATTTTAAGATCAAAGTTACTGCTGCAGATATTGCCAATCAATATTTCACATTACCAGAGGATCTCATCGGTGTTGTTCGCATCTTTAGAATTAGCACTGGACTAAACTCATCTAGTATGTTCAATATCAGATACCAAATGATGTTGAGTAATATGTACACATTTACGACTCTGGACATGGCTCCATATGTTATGGCCATGAGACAGATTGAATCCATCGATGAAATTTTATCTGGTGAAAAGCCCATTCGGTTCACTCGACACAATAACAAACTTCATGTAGATATGATGTGGAGTGTAGATGTTAGTGTGGACGATTATATCATTGTAGATGGGTATATGACATTGGATCCAGAAGTTTATACTGATATCTGGAATGATCCATGGATTAAGAAATACGCGACTGCGCTTATTAAGCGGCAATGGGGCGAGAACATCACGAAGTTTGAAGGTATGCAAATGCCGGGTGGTATTACATTCAATGGTCGTCAAATCCTTCAGGATGCTATGGACGAAATAGCAAAGATGGAAGAAGAACTAATTAATACATATAGTTTACCTGTTTCGGATATGGTAGGATAAACTTGTGGCAACTAATAAATATTTTCGCAACTATTCTTACGCAAGAGAACAAGACACAGCAGAAGATTTGATTATTGAATCAATCAAGATGCATGGGCTTGATGTTAAATATTTGCCACTAACACTAGTCAATCAAGACTTTCTTTTAGGTGAAGACCGTATTGCGACGTTTAATAAAGCAGTTGATGTAGAAGTATATCTCAAAGATGTTCAGGGATTTCAGGGCGAGGGTGATTTTCTAAGTAAGTTCAATCTTGAAATTCGAGATTCTGTTACGCTTACGATAGCCAGAAAACGATGGAATCAAATATCTACTGAAAAACTCATTGAGGAAGTTGGATATAACTATCAAGTAGAAACAGCAGATACAAATAATTATGCTAATACTGAGAGCTACTTACTTGAATCTGGCACAGCAAACGGATATAGTATTACATCATCTCGCCCACTTGAAGGCGATGCCATATTCTTTCCATTTACAAATAAAATTTATAAGATTAAATTTGTTGAACATGAATCTATATTTTATCAACATGGTAAATTATATACTTATGATCTTCAATGTGAACTTATGGATCGCGACTGGGTTATGCAGACTGGCAACACACAGATTGATACCATTAGTACAAGTCTATCTCTTGATATTCTAATGTATCAGTTGAAGACAGAAGATGGGTTTAATATTCTAAATGAAGACGACGGGTTCATGTTAAATGAGTTTAGACTTGAAACAAACGCATCTATGGCCAATAATGAGATTATTACACAAGAATCATTTGAGTTTGTAAACTGGAGCGAATCCAGTCCCTTCTCTGAAACGGATAGATGGTAATGTCTATGTTTGGCGCGCAGTTCTATCATCAATCTATTCGCAAGTATATTGTGATGTTTGGTAATATGTTCAACGATATGGTTGTTCATAGATTAGATGCTGATTCAAATGTTGTACAGGCTCTTCAGGTGCCACTTGCTTATAGCCCACGCGATAAGTTTCTTGTGCGTTTGGCTGCTGATCCAGATTTACAAAGAGCAATCGCAGTTCAACTTCCTGCTGCGTCGTTTGAAATGCTTAATATAACATATGATGGTTCACGAAGACTAACAAGCACGACACGAAATACGTCTGTTGTTGCTACAGATAAAAATAAACTCAATAATCAATATGTTCCTGTTCCATATAATATGAACTTTGCTCTGTATATCTATGTCAAGAATGCGGATGATGGCGCACAACTTCTTGAACAAATATTACCATATTTTGGTCCAGAATGGACAAATAGTGTAAATCTCATTCCTCAAATGGGAATAGTAATGGATATTCCGACAGTTCTAAATGATGTAAATCTTGAAGATACATATGAGGGCGATTTTCTAACGCGCCGCGCATTAATCTATACATTTTCGTTTACTGTGAAGGGATACTTCTTTGGACCAGTTCGAACGTCTGGAGTTATCAAACGTGTTCAGATCGATTTCAATGTCGTCAATGCGAATACGTCTTCAAATACATTATATGGTGTATCGACACCTAAAATTACAAATGCGGATATTGAAAGGACTGGTAGATCAAGTCGTATTGTTATTGTTCCTGGTCTAACTGCAAATGGACAACCAACGAGCAATAGCGCACAATCTATTTCGTATAGTTTGATTTCAGCTAATAGCAACTACGGTATTGCGTCAAATACCTTCTTCTTTACAGACGGTAAAAAATATGATCCAAAGACAGGACAAGATTCGCTTCGTGTAGACCAGATAATAGATACTAACTCATATGATTGGAATGAATAATGATAAAGGAAATGACGTTTGATGAAAGAAGTTATATTCTTGCCCTTATAAGCGATAGTGCTTATTTGGCACCAAAAAAAGCATCATCTATTTTCAAGAAAATTGGTTTTAACCCCTCAAATGTGAGTTTCTTCGATTCACACGGCAGTCAAGCATATGTTCTTCATAATGATAATGATATTGTTATTGTGTGTCGAGGAACACAGCCGACTGAATTTCGTGATATCAAAGCAGATTTGAAGGTCAAAATGGTAAAACCTATTATTGGACCAGGTAAGGTTCATCGTGGGTTTCAAGATAGTGTGGTCGCATTGTGGGAAGATATATCAAATCATCTAAGAGAAATTTATAATAGACAGCAAAATATTTGGTGTACTGGGCACAGCCTTGGCGCAGCAATGACCGTCATTATGGCTAATGTTCTTCAATGCGATGAAACTCTTCCTAATGTAGAAGCAGTTTATACATATGGTTGCCCAAAGCCAGGTAATGCTGAATATGTAAACGCATTTACGTTTGCTCATCATCGGTGGGTCAATAGTGCTGATATTGTCACCCGAGTTCCACCGTGGCCATATAAACATAAAGGAACACTTCATTATATGAATCACTGGGGC